ATAACAACAAAAAATTAAGAATTATTTAATCTCTTACGGATTAAATAATTCAATAAAATAAATTAAAAATTATACAAAAGTAAGGGTAGTTTTACTCTGAGGTCAAACCTTTCGGTTATTTACTCCTCCGTTCAATTCATCGGTTTGTCTTTCTCTACGTTTGCACCGATTACTAGATACCAGTTCCATAGGGCCATGATAAACATGACTATGTGGTGACTAGGATTTCGTTGACCTAGCTGGTTTGGATACGGTCTCCCACATCCGAACCAGAGAGGACTCACGAACTTTAATGTCAGACATTACACGAGAATAGATTTCCTTAGGAAGTGGTAAACCACTTAATAAGGAATCAAGCTCTTGTAATCTCTGCCATATGTCAAGTAAAGCCTTAACATCCTTTTCACCGGATTCAATTATTGCGAGTAGCCCTTCTCTTATATTCCGTATATCTATCTGAACATCCATAAAGGTTGGACGATAGACGTACTCGTTAATCTGGTCCAAGACGTATTCAATGTTGTTACGTTCGAATGCCGCTTGGGCCAGCTTTGATTCAGTATTAAACTCTGAATCTCATATTATGTCCCCGTTTTCATCCTCAAAAAGGAATCTAGAAAAACCCTTTTTTGGAGGAGAAGGAGAAAATATATCGTCAAACATATTTGTCCGGGATATATTTCTCTCCACGGTCCCATAATACTCACGATCACGCTTGACAGTTGACATCTCCTTGGCAACCCTGGTTAACTCCAGGAAAGAGTCCGATGTTAGTGAATCTAACATCTTCTTAGCCATAGAAGACACCAAACTGTCAATTATACCCTTCACCTTCCGGTCCGTCAGCACGTATCTTCCTTGAACAGATTTCATAGAAATCCATTCAGGGAAAGATAGGGGCCTAACACCGAAAGGGGAATAGTAAGAGAGGATTCTATGTCTAACTCTACGAGACTGCGTGTGTAGAGAAGACATAAGCCTTCCTCTAACTCGATATCCAAAGCCGAATAGGCTCAGGTATTGAGATAGAGAAAGCTGGTACTTAAGTCCATACGCTATCGCTGAGGCTAATGATTTTGTTGCCATATATCACTCAGATATAGGCATCCCGGAGACATCCGAGAAACCATTAGGTTTTCAAAAATAGGTTCGTTTAATAAACTCTGAGACCAGACGTTTAGACTTATGTACACGAATACCCTTCGATAACAACGACTTGTGGAGCCCAACTTGGACCCCCAACTCAGCCATTATTCTAAGGTATTCTCGCGCTACGTATGGGTCGGAAATGACTACGTCATCCCCGACTATACAGTAGTAATTGAACCACTCCCCAGGACAGCTTTTTACTCTCCAAGCTGCCCATTGCACCACGGAGTGATGGAAGAAGGCCATCATGTGGAAGCTTGATTTAGCTCCCATAGGTTGACCTGTACCATAATGGACCACCTCTGGTCTCTTCTGTCCCTCCTTGTAGGGAACAGAATAGGGTCTTCCTATAAGAAGGATACCCCATATGGTAGAAAATCAGGACCCAAATATTACAGAAAGCAAAGCC